ATCATCCATTGACATTTTTTGAGTGATCTGAACCCCATAAAATTTATTAATTATATCAGAATAATCATTGTCAAAATGCGTTTTAAGGGTTTCATAACATTTTTTTGCTAATTTATCCATATCAGTTTTTACACTTCCTTTTATTTTCATATCAACGTCTCTCTTTAATGCATTATGAAAACAGTCTAATAAAAATACTAAAAACTCTGGGAAATCATTTTGTATAAATCCCGTAAACAATTCGCGATTTTTTTGTTGAGAAATTTTTTGAACAGCATTAACGTATCTGTTTGGAGAGATTACGCAGTTTTTTGACCACATCAATTGTCTTAAATTATTCCATTCAACTAATAATACGCTATCTACTACATTATTAATCTGATTGTTAGTAACCCTATCTTCTAATATTTCATTTAATGGATAACAATGTGATAAAATTTGCATACATGAATTTAAATAACATGTATTGCCTAAATTTACCAAACCTGTTAATCCTTTATTAGCATACTTACTGTAATCACTCATTAATATATTTATCAGTATTTATTTAAACAAATTTATATAATAATATTATATTATTATGAATGAGAGAGAAATTGCATATTATAACTATGTTAACAGAATTAACACTTCGATGCAATCAATGTTAGATATATATTACTTGCAACAACAGACTATTATGTCACAAAATCATAATGGTCCTAGCTATGTACCAGCCTATAATTATGCTAATGGATATTTTGTACCAGCATTAAATAATAATTCGGCTTATACAAATCAGGTAAATGGTTATAATAATCCGAATATTAATCAACAACAATACTATCAACAATAATATCAACAATAACATTGGAAATTATTTTGAATTATTTTTATTTTTGATCATTTTTTTGTTTACTTTTATAAATAAATTTTTTATAATGATATTAACAAACAAACAAAATACTAACAATTTAAATATTATTTTCAAGTTGAGCACTTGAAAATAATCAACAATTTAAAATGAAAGCGAAAATATCATGAATACTGAAAAAATGTCAAAAAAAGAATTAATTGAAACTATTGAAAATCAGAGTCAAATGATTCTAGATTTACAAGTTAAATTAGAAACTTCAAACAAAAATTCAAACAATAGAAAGTCACAAGTACTAGAATTATTAAGACAACATGAAAGTTTGTCAATAACTGAACTTGCAGATTTGCTGAATATTTCAACTAAAAATGTGTCAAGTCAATTAACATATCTTAGAACTGACGGTTATAAAATATTCACAAATCAATTTGGTCGAAAAGTATTGTTTGAAGATAAACCTGAAGAAACTGAAACTGAAACTGAAACTGAAACTGAAATTGAATAATAACAATTAACAAAATGCTGTATTACATTGTAATACAGCATTTTTATTTTCTTTTTTTCTCCAAACTTTATCATTTCCTGAAATATTATTATCTCTAAGATATTGTCATTATACATCCAGCATCACTGTTCATTTCTTGTCTTAAATTCCACTACCAAAGAAATGGTTTTATAGTTCCAGCGTTACTTTTAAATTCTGGTACACATTCTCAGCACCAAAGAAGTGATGAATTGTCTCAGCAAAACTGCGAATGAAGTTATGTTAATGCTGAGCTTTTTCCATCACTCACACATTCATCCGTCATTCTTTTAATTTATTTAGTTATTTCATATACTTATATATCTTTTTGAATGAATTTAAAGAATATATAATATAGGACTAAATACCAAGGCTAAAATATGCTAGTGTATATATAAAGTTTGAAATTTTCCCACTCATTCACTCATCACTCAAAATGTGCTGTCCCAGCCGTCTAAGTGCTTGATTTTCTTATACTTTTTTTTTGAATAAGACTTGAATGAAGACATTCAGCATGGTCACATTTCCACTCAAATGTCCATTTCCAGCACGCCATTCATCTACTAAAAAAATCCAGCATTATCATGTCGATTTTTTGCAAACTTCTCAGCTCAATTTTATTTTTCCATCACACTCAAACGATCAAAAACGCACTCAAACGAACATGCTGGGTCGTGTATGCAAAGAAATACAGCTCGAAAATGATCCAGCTTTATCAAAAACAACTTTCGAAAGTATTTTTAGCATTACTGGGTCATTTTCGAGCCATATTTTCTTACTAAAACTACCCAGCTTTATCAAAAATACTTTCGAAAATTAACCCAGTCTTATATTTAGTAATCCAGCTTTACTCATTTACTTTTGATGTAATTAATTATATAATAATTTTATTAAATAAATTTAAGGAGGTGATGAAATGAACAAAATCAACAATAAAAAACCACGAATGACCAAAGAACAAATAAAGTATGCCGAAGAATTATATAAAGCACATTATTCTATTAAAGAAGCAGCGAAACTGCTTTCTTTTGGTTACGGATGTATTGCAACATATTGGCAAAGATTTAAGTATGCTGAAATTGAAAAATATGATAGATTTAAACTGATTAAGATAAATGAGGATATTAATGACTCAAATAGACAAAACTAAAATCATTGAAAATATTGTTGCACATTTACCTAAAGATATATTAGATTCTAAAATTTGGCTTGCTTATTATTTTAAAAAGAATAAAAATGGAACTTATACCAAGCCACCTTGTTCTCAGCAAGGCCATACAGTAGATGATGACTTGGAGGGAGTTACGTTTTGGGATGCTGTTAAAGATGGATATCCTGGGATTAAAATAAATAAACATACTGATTTGATAGCCTTTGATATTGATGATAAAAAGGCTAAACTTGGTAAAAGAGAATTTGATTTATCGAGACTATCGGAAGAATTTAAAACATTTATGATGGAATATGATTCTTATGCTGAGATATCACCATCAGGATGCGGACTAAGAATTCTAATGCGATGTGAGAATAAAAATGGTCTTCCTGGTAGGGTTAACTTGTCTAAAGAATTATGCATAGGTGGGGAATTATTTATGAATTCTGGATATGTTACTATAACTGGAGATCACATATCTGGAACAAATATTAACACCATAAAACCTGAAGATTTAAAGAAATGGTATTTAATAACCGAACCTAAAACTGAAGTTAGAATTGAAACTAAATCTGAAGCTAATATACCATCTTTTAAAATTGCATTGAATGCTCTGAATACTTGTTTTTTGGATCAAAGGTTTCGTGTTAAATCAGTTTATAAAACTATAATAGGTCAAGAATATAATCATTATGACTATTGGTTTAGGATATTGTCTGCATGTCATGATTATGCTATTAAATCAAATCAAATGACTAAGATTGTATCTGCTATTGTTGAATGGTCTAAAACTGATAAAGAATCTTTTGAAAGTGAAGAAGATGTAATAAAACATTGGTCCTCACTATCCCAAAAGAAATCTAATATTACATATCATACTCTTTTTAAATTCGCTCAAATGTTAAAGTTTCAATGGCCACAAGAAGCATTTGATAAAGATGGCAATCCTACAGGAAAACCATTAGTAAACTCATATGAAAACTTTCAATATATGATGGACTACTTTAACATAAGTATATGTCAAGATATATTCAATAACAGTTTTTATGTGAAAGCAGATGAAGATATAATTAAAGAATATTTCTTTGGTAAAGGAATATCCCAGGAATATTTTGGAATGACAGGGCCATATACTGTTGAAGCTTTAAAATTTAAATTTTGGACTATTTCACAAAAAAATGGTTATGCGAATGTTACTTTTTCAACTATATCTCCATTGTTTGGTGCTTATCTTGTAGACAATGTGAAAACAGTAAATATGCTTAAATTATGGTTAGATACATCAGAAGATGAACTTTCAGAAGATATGATTGAGGAAAACACAGATATTTCAAAATCTAATTTAGACTATTTGTTGTCATGTATAAAATTTGATACAATGCAAAATCTAGAATTAGCTAGAAAATATTTTGATACCTTTTTCTTTGAAATGATGATGCCATTATATAATACTAAAAGAAAGTACTCTCAGCGAAGCTTTATGTTAGTTATGACAGGGCCTGAAAATTGTAGAAAAACTACTTTCTTCTCAATGTTATTCCCTGCGAATCTTAGAAGACAATTTGTTACCAATTCAACAGAAACACTTGGAGGAGCAAAATCAATACGGGACTTTGCTACTTCTTTGGTAACATCTGCATTAGTTGTTACTGATGAATTTGAGATTTTCTATAATCAGAAAAATGATTCGTTATTTAAAACTTATGTTACTTCTGATGTAATTGATTATGTTCCTATTTATGAAAAAGCTATGAGAAAAGAATATAAGAATGCTGTTTTAGCTGGAACAACAAATAAAAGAAGTTTAGCTTTTGAACAAGATAGTAACAGAAGACTAGCTATGATTGATATTCATTGGATTGATACAAATGCAATGGAACTTATTAACTGGCATCACTTTTATAGAGATTATATTGCTAAAGGCAAAAAAGCTATGATGAATGGTATACATCCCTGGAAATTACAAAATGATACTATAAAATTACAATATGAAGCAAATGAAGAATTTAGAGCTCAATCTAATTTAGAAATTATACTTAGGGAAACTTTTGACTTCGATATGAAAGTTTATAAAAAACTTGTTGATTATGATAAAGGAGATGTTCAACGTAATAAAGAACTTTTAAAGATATCAGATATTATTGGTGCTGTAAAACAAAAGTATCCTACTCTTGTTATTAAACCAGCAGAACTCAAACATTTACTTAAACGATTATGTGGTAAATATACAGGAACTATCAATAAACAAAAAGAACTCCAATTTTCTAAAGGCTCAATTAAAGACGGAATCATTATTCAAGGTCAATGGGTTAGATATGTCATACCTCCAAAACTTTTGGATTTTGAATAAACTTATTTTTTTCTTTTTGGTATTATGTGTATACAATTAACTATAAACTTGTTATAATATATGTATTAAATAAATTAAGAAGTTTGTAGTTAACTTAAATTAATTGGAGGGTAGTATGGATAAATTAAGTAAGAAGTTAGAAAGGTTAGAAAAAGAGTATGACAGGAATCCATTAGCAGTTCTTAAGAATGCGAAAATATTGAAAAGAACTGCAAAACTACAAGCAAAAATTGATAGTAGGAGGAAAAAATAATGTTTACATGTCAACGTTGTGGTAATAGTTATCTTTCAAAACCATATGGAAAAAAGTTTAAAATAGTTATCAAATTAAAGAAAAAAGAAGATTTAGTTTCTGCAGTTAAAGAATTATTAGTTTGTAAAGACTGTAAAAATAAATTAAAAAGGAGGAATTATGGAAACTATTAAAAATGAATTTGCTGGTTGGATTGCTATATTTAATGGTAAAAGATTAGAAATTAAAAAATCAGAAGCAAAAGATTTATATAATGCAAAACAATTAGCTATTAAAAAATTAAAAGTATCTAAGTCTAAAGAAGGTCTTTTAGCAATTGAACCTGCATATAATGATTAGTTATTGAAGTTCCTGATAAAGATAGAAATATTTTTATCAGGATGTTGAATAACTAAACTTTTAATATAGGAGGATTTAAGATGATTAAAAAAAAAGAATTAGAAGCTATTATTAAAAAATATCCAGATATAAAATCAATATCAGTTCATTGTAAAAAGTTTCCAAAATGGGCAAAACCTTTAATAGATTTAGATGAAATTGAAAAAAATTGTTGTTTTACTTATATTAATAAAGTGAGTATTTTCTTTCATTTAGAGGAGAAATAAATGTTATATAAAGGGAATTTTAATTGGTGTGGACAATTATTTGTTCTTTATACACAAACAAATAGTGAAAGCATAGCTTTTAATAATTTCTGCAAACAATTGTCAAAGAAAGTAGGATATACTTTTAACTATGTCAGAAATTATTTTTTGAAATTTAATAGAGATGGTTATTTAATAACAATTAAACAGGAGGTAAAAAAATGATAAAACACTCAAATTATAGTCCTTCAAGATTGCAGAGAATTATTGCATGTCCTGGATCAGTAGAATTGATTGAGAATCTTATGGTTACTTCTACTATACCAGAACCAAAACCAAGTATAGATGCAGCTCATGGAACTATGCTTCATGATATTGTAAAAAAATTTTACTCTGATGATCCGGAAAATTTCAATATTGAAGCACTTGATGGGTTAGAACTTGATGATAGAGCTCTTGTGGAAGATGCTGCAGAATATGCAAGTTTAGTTCTTAAAAGTATAGGACATTCTAATTATATTACAACTGCAGAAAATCATATTAATTTAAAATCATGGGGTATTCCAGATATTCATGGAACTCTTGATTTTTCAATTAATGATTTAGTAAAACGTGAAGTTCATATAATTGATTGGAAATTTGGTGCTGGTGTTACAGTTTATGCCAAAGAAAATCCTCAATTATTAACTTATGCAGCAGGTATTCTTACATGGCCAACAACTACACAAAAAATAACTATTCATATTGTACAGCCAGCTATTGATCATTATGATACTTGGGAACTTTCAATTTATGATTTATATAATTGGGTTCATGGTGTTCTTGCAGTTGCAATTAACAAATGTCATAATGATGGTATTAATAAATTTAATCCAGGAATAGAACAGTGTAGATGGTGTGAAGCTAAAAACCATTGTGAAGCCAGATTAACATTTGTTCAAGAAGAAGCAGTTAAATTTTTTGATGCTAAAGAAAAACTTGCTACTTGCCCAACTATAGGAGATTTAGTTAAACTTATTGAAATAGCTCCTTTGGTAGAAGATGCTATTAAAAGTATAAGATTTTATCTCCAAACAGAATTAGAGAAAGGAAATATTGTTCCAGGGATGAAATTAGTTAAAGGTAGAGCTAATCGAAAATGGATTAATGAAAATGATGCTATTACTTGGTTAGCTAAAAATACTTCTATTGAAGAATTATTTATATCTAAATTAAAATCTCCAAGTCAATTTGAAAAGGAAGTTAGAACTTTGAAAAAAAGTGAAGAATTTAAAAAACTTTATGAAACTCCAGAAGGTAAAATTAGTATGGTTCCAGAATCAGATGGTCGTCCAGCCATACAAAGTGAGTCTGGAGCTATTAATGTATTTGCAAATATATCTGATTGAATTTCAATGTTATATATTTACTTTTGGTATTTAAAATACTATAATGAATTATAAATAATTACAGAGGGTAATTATTGAAATATCAAAATTTTATATAGGAGGATTTATTTATGGCAATGCGAGATCAGATTAAAGAAGCAATAGAGGCTGGGGGAGCAACAAGAGAATCGTTGCTAGAATTAACAGGGACAACTGAAAAAGGTTTAGCTTCACAGTTTACTTATATGAGAATGATGGGTAACTGTCCTATGAAAGAAGAGGATGGAACTTACAAAATTGTATCAACTGATGAATGGAATGCTCATAAATCAGAATCAGGTTCTGCACCTTCAGTAAATCTTACACCTGCTCAGAGAGTTGAAAAAGCAGAAAAAAGATCAACCAGAGCAGCAACAGCATTTGATAATGCAAAAACTAGATTTGAAGCTGATAAAAAGGATAGACTTAAAGAGTTAAAATTCATCAAAGCTGAAGCGGAATTAGAGATTGCTGAATTAGAGTTAGGAGCAGCAGAAAAAGTTTTTGCTGAGTCTCCTCCAGAAGAAGTTGAACCAGCAGAAAAAGTTGAACCAAGTGATGAAATGGAGGATTCAGAAGATTTCGAGTAAACTAACAAATATTTTTTGATTATAAGGCTGTATTCAAAGTACAGCCTTATTTTTTTATCTGGAGAAAAAAATGGGTAAAAAGACAGATAATGATAAAAATAGACTGGATTTAATTGATCCTATATTTATTGATGGAATAGGTAAAATTTTAACTTTTGGTGCAAAAAAATATAAACCAAATAATTGGCAAACTTTAAATAATCCATTAGATAGATATTATGGAGCTACTATGAGACATTTATTAGCATGGAGAAACGGTAAACATTTTGATGGAGAATCAAGATTATCTCATTTACTTCATGCTGCAACCAATATAATGTTTTTGTATTGGTTTGAGAGGAGGAAATAAATGCTTAAAATACAAACTTATAAAGATATGGAAATTAAAGTTAAATGGGCTACTCCAAACCCTGGAAAAGAAATTCGTGAAGCTTTAACAAATACAATGGCTGATTTAACTAAATTTGAAAATGAACCTTTAAAAGGAGTATCTTCAAAATTACTTGAATTTTTATTTAAAGCTGAACATAGTTCAGTACTTGAACATGCAGTAATTAGTTTTATGATTTATGGAGTTTCTAGATCATGGCTTGCTCAAGTAACTCGTCATAGAATGGCTTCTATGACATCTTCAAGTCAACATTATCAAAATTATGAAGATTATCCTTTTGTAGTCTATGAAGGTATAGCACATAAAAAACAAGCACAAATAGTTTTTAGAAGTTCTATTGATAGATATAAAGCATTAATAGATCAAGGTATACCAAAAGAAGAAGCTAGACAGGTTCTTACTAATGCTATGGCTGTTAATTTTAAATGGACTATAAATGCTAGATCATTACGAAATTTTATGCGACTCAGAATGTGTCTACGTAATATCACTGAGATAAGAATATTTTGTGATAAAATACTTTTTTTAGTACAACAATGGTGGCCTGAGTATGCAGTAATTTTAGGCCCTCCTTGCTATACAGATGGTAAATGTAATCAAGAATTTATGACTTGTGGGAGAAAATATGAAAGAAAATAGAATGTCAAAAGATAAAGCATATTTATCAATGGCACATATTCTTGCATTAAGATCAACTTGTCTTGATAAACAAGTTGGATGTATTATTACAAATAAACAAAATGAAATAATAGCTACAGGTTATAATGGAGCTCCTAAAGGAGTAGAACATTGCATAGATTTAGGATATTGTAAAAAAGAACGTAGCGGTAATCTAAATGATTGCCCTTCTGCTCATGCAGAACAAAATGCTTTATTGCAATGCAGAGTTCCAGAACAAATCCATACAATTTATGTGACTTTAAGTCCGTGTATAACTTGTATTCGTATGATAATGAATACACCATGTAAACGTATTGTATTTTCAAAAGAACATAGTCATACAGAAGCAAAAAGATTGTGGAAAGGAGAATGGTGCAATTATGGAATTATCTGAAATGTTTAAACACATTAAAAAATATCATGAAGTACTAGGATATAATTTTGAAAATGCTACATTTGAAGAACGTATAAATGCTATACGTAATATATCTTTAGCACTTAACCAAGAAGTAGCGGAATTAGTTGATAGTTTTCCTTGGAAGCCTTGGAGAAAAATAGAAGATCAAACTTATGATATTAGAAATGCTATGGAAGAAATTATAGATATATTTTTCTTTTTGGGAGAGATTATGGAAGCAGCACATATTAATCCAGTATTTTTAAAAGAAACTTTTCATAGAAAGTTAATGGAAAATTATGACCGTATTTGGAGGGAATATAATAATAAACCTGAGGAAAGGAGGTAAGAATATGACTGATAATTGGAAACATAGAAATATAGGAATGCAATGTAAAACTTGTATGTGGTTTGCGGCTAAAGTGTCTGGAGATAATCCAGAAGGAGATATTAAAAAAATTTCTATAGGTCGTTGTAGAAAACATTGTCCTACTATGAATGGTTATCCTGTTGTATTTGCAAGTGACTGGTGTGGAGATCATAAACTTGATGAAACAAAACTTTAATAGAAAGGAGGTGATAAAAATGCCAAAAGGTGATAAGACGGGGCCACCAGTTAAATCAGGTGGAAATAGAGATGGTAAAGATAAGGGTAAAGGTTATGCTCCAGGTAAAGGTACTGGAAAACAGACTGGAGGTAAAAGAAATTCATAATTGCAAAACGACAAAATCAACAATAAAAAGGAGACAAAAAGTTATGATAACATCATTAGTGAGATTTAGTTATTTAAATGCGTTTGAAGCAAAAGCTAATCCTTCTGGAGATCTTAAATTTTCAGCTTCTATTCTTATTCCAAAGAAAGATAAAGCTGGGATTAAGGCTATACAAGATGCAATTAATATAGCTGTTCAGAAGGGTATTGATAATAATAAATTTACCAAAGCCCAAATTTCAGGACTTCGACTTCCACTTCGTGATGGTGATATAGAATTTGAGCAAGGAACTAGAGGAGCGGAATATCAAGATTGTTTTTTCTTGAATTCATCTTCTACAAATAAACCAGGTGTAGTCAAAGCTCAAACTGGTGGACCACCTGTTCCTCTTTTTGATCCAGAAGATTTTTATAGTGGTTGTTATGGTCGTGCAGACATTAATTTCTTTCCCTATAATCAAGCAGGTAATCGAGGTATTGGTGTTGGTCTTAATAACTTGATGATGGTTAAAGAGGGTGAACGTCTTGATGGTCGTCAAAAAGCTGAAGATGCTTTTGCTGATTATACTGAAGAAGATATTGAAGAAACTACTCAAGAATCTTTAAATAATGATCTAGAATAAATCTTTAATTATGGGGTTCTAAAGAACCCCATTTAAGGAGAATTAATGTCAACAATACTGTTAGATTTTGAAACTAAATCAGAGGTTGATTTAACTAAATATGGTAAAGTGAAATATCTTGCTGGTAAAGAAGCAGATATTATTTGTATGGGATATAAAATTAATAAAGAATTAACTGAATTATGGAAACCTGGAGATAAATTACCAGAATTTATTATCAATCCTATATCTCATAAATTTGTAGCTTTTAATGCTCAATTTGATTTAGCAGTATGGAATATTCTTGGTTCTAAATATAAGTTTCCTCAATTACCTATTAGTCAATGGATTGATGTAATGGCTATTTGTGGTCGTTTTACATATCATCAAGGATTAGCTAAAGCAGGTGAAGATCTGAAACTTAAAGTTCAAAAAAATCCAAGAGGTAAAGCTTTAATTAAATTAATATGTAGTCCACCGTTTGAGTATACTCATTATGATTTAATGGAATTATATGAATATTGTAAACGTGATGTAGATACAATGTATGAAATGCTTAATGCTTTACCTGCATCTAAATTGTCAAATGAAGAACAAAAACATTGGGAAAGAACAGTTAGAAAAAATAATCGTGGATTACCTATTGATATAAATGCAGCTAAACAAATTTATAAAGTAACAGAAGTTTATAAAGAAGAACAAAATCAATTATTACCTGACTTAACAAATGGTGAAGTTACTAAAGCTACACAAAGTTTGAGAATAACTAAATGGTTAAGATCTAAAGGACTTATAACTCCTAATTTACAAGCTGATACTGTTACTAAATTACTTAAGAGAGTTGATCTTTCTGATGATGTTAGAACTGTATTAGAATTAAGACAGGAACTTGGTAGATCTTCTACTGCTAAATATTTAAAAATAATAGATCTTGAGTATAAAGGTAGAATACAAGATAATATCCGGTATTACGGGGCTAATACAGGCAGAGACTCAGGTATGGGATTTCAATTATATAATTTACCTAGATCAAAAGTTGGTGCAGAATCTGAAACTGAAGCTGATGAACTTATACAATCATTTTTTGATTTAAGTGTTATTGAAAACAATCCTATTAAAATTGCAAAATCATTAGTTAGAGCTATGATTAAAGCTCCTAAAGGAAAACTTATTTGTGCAGTTGATTTTACCGGAATAGAAAATCGAGGTCTTGCATGGCTTGCTCAAGATGAAAAAACTTTACAACTCTTTAGAGAAAACTTAGATCAATATATTGATATGGCTGTTGATTTATATAAAATACCTTACAATGAAATAGATAAACAACAACGATATTTTGGTAAACAACTTGTCCTTGGATGTGGGTATGGTTTAGGAGCAAAAGGTTTTATAGGATATGCAGAAAAAAATGATTTGTTAGTCACTCCCATAGAGGCACAACAAGCAATCACTGCATATAGAACAAAATATCATAAAGTAGTTAAATTATGGTATCAATGTAAAGATGCTGCAATAAATGCTATATCATATCCAGGGCATAGTTTTGAAGTATCATATGCATCATATAAAGTAGTTTTTGATAGAAATAAAACTCGATGGTTACAATTAACTTTACCTTCAGGAAGAAACATGTATTATAATAAACCACTTATTAGTGAAGGTAAATATGGACCAGAACCTTCTGCATTTGGAATAAATCCATATACTAAAAAATGGATGAGACTAAGTATAATTCCCGGAAGACTTGTTGAAAATATAGTTCAAGCTATGTCAAGAGACTTATTATTTTATGGTGAAGAAGCTTTAGAAAAAGCAGGATATAAAATTATAGGTTCAGTTTATGATGAAGTACTTTTAGAAGTTCCAGAAGAATGGGATAAAGAAAAAACTTTAAATGATGTTAGTAAAATTGTGTGTGAAGGGCCTAAATGGGCAAAAGGTCTTCCTTTGGAAGCAGAAGGCTTTATAGAAAAACGCTATAGAAAAATGTAAAGGAGGTAAAAATGAGTAAGTTGTTTCAAATTCAATTATCTAATGGAAATATGTATGTGACTCGTGAAACTGATATAGAGGATTTTTTTAAACATAAAATTTATAAACTTAAAAAAGGATGTGTTGTTAGAAATACTGTAACACAAAATGGACAAGGAAGTACTCAATTATTTGATATTTCAAAAAATTTTCTTTATGACTTACCTATTTTTATTCAAACAAGTTGTATTAATGAAGTTGCAACAATAATAAAAGGTTCTGAACTTGATAAACTTTATGTTAAAGTAACCTCAAACATTATACTTAATTAAAATGTTAGAACGAGATATTGAAAAACACTTAGTTCAACAAGTTACTAAACTTGGGGGCAAAGCATATAAATGGAGTTCTCCTGCAAATAGAGCAGTTCCTGATAGAATATGCTGTCTTCCTAAAAGTTTAATAAAACTTGTTGAATGCAAAGCAACTGGGAGAGAACCAACACCTTTACAATGGAAAGTTATAAAATCTTTAAGAGATTTAAACCATGAAGTATTTGTTGTTGATTCCAAAGAAAATATTAATATTTTAATTGAAGTATGGAAGGAGGAATTGAAATGATATCAAGTAATAAAGCTTATTACTTATTTAAACAGATTGCTCAAACTAGTGGAGCAAGAAAACAACAACTTTTAAAAGCAGCAAATGTAAAAGAATATTTACTTGCTGCTTATGATCCATTTACAATGTATCATATAACTAAATCAGGTATTGGTCAAGGTCATAAAGAATTTGATGATATTACTTGGAATATTTTAGCAGAATTATCTAATGGTAAACTTTCTGGTAATACTGCTCAAACTGTTGTTAGTTTACATACAAAAGAATTAACAAAAGAATCAGCTGAATTATTTCAAATGATTATTACTAAAGATTTACGAATGGGAATGGGTGCAAAAACTATTAATAAAGTTTTCCCAGGGCTTATACCAACACATAATGTAATGCTTGCAAAAACTTATGATCCAAATAGAATAAAATTTCCATGTTATGCTGGTCTTAAAATAGATTGTGTTAGAGCAATTTATGATCCTAAAACTGAAGAATTTTATTCACGTAATGGTCATCAATATTTCGGATTAGAACATATAATAGATGAAATAATTAATAGTGGAATAAATACAAGACTCGATGTCGAATTAGCAGTTAAAGGTGGTAAGTTTCAATGGAGTTCTGGTAAAATAAGAGATTATAGTTCTACTCCAAATGCTGTAGCTCACATGATTGAGTTACCAGATATAAAAGGAGATTTTTCAACTCGATTAGGTATAATGAAAGAATTATCTTTTTTGGGAGAGCATTTAATAGAAATTCCACATGTTATTATGCATAATCATGGTGAAATATTTAATCATTTTAAATCAGTCCGTGAAGCTGGATATGAAGGATTAGTTCTTAGACCAATGGATTATCCATATGAAAGTAAAAGATCTTATAATTGGCAGAAAGTAAAAAATATTATTGATTTAGATCTTAAAGTAACTGGTATATATGAAGGTAAAGGAAAATATAAAGATCAATTAGGAGGAGTTATAGTTAAATATTTTTGTGAGGAACCAGTACCAAAAGGATTTAATAGATTAGGTCAAAAAGTTGGTGGTGGATTTTCAGATCAAGAAAGATATATGTATTGGCAAAGACCAGAAATGATTTTAGGTAAAATTATTCATGTAGTTGTAACTGAGTTTACTGATGATAAAAATTTTAGACACGCTCGTATGGGTGAACAAAAAATAAGAGTGGATAAATAACTATAAGAACCTGGTAGTTTTCAAATGGAAGATGAACTAATCTTCCGTTAGAATATGTTGTGATAAGCAGCTACCGGGTGAAAGGAGTAATTATGGAGTATGAAATACAGTTAACAGTATATGGGGATTGGATACCATTTAATGTTGAAGATGCAATAGTACAATCAATTATGATGAGAGCAATAGCACTCAGACGTAAAAGTGGATATATAGTTTATGATTTTACTTTTGAATAGGAGGTTAAATGAAAGCAATTGATTTAATTAAAGAAATATATGTAACTGAAGATGAATTAGCAGAATTATTAAATGTTGATTCCAAAAGAATTAGAGATTTAAGGAGTAATCATATTACTGGTAAAACTGAATTTATAAATCATATTAAACCATCTGGTAAACAAAGACTTTATCATATAAATGATGTAAAACATTTTTTAGAGACTTGTCTAGTATATTCTTTTGGTGGTAATAAAAATAAGGAATCTGAATTAGAGTCAGACATTTTTTCTTAAAAGACAAAATAGGTTTGTCACGGGTTAAACTGCGATCAAAAACGATTATAAAAGTAATAATTTAAGACTCTAATAGTATTAATAGTCTTATATAAAAACGATCTTTTGGGTTTCAAATTGCTTCTAAACGAAATTGATATTGGAGGATAAATGTTAAAGCTTCATCAATACCAAAGAGATGCTATACAATTTGGTTTAAGGAATAAAAATGTATTTTTTGCTATTGATTTAGGATTAGGTAAAACAGTTATTTCTTTAAAAATAATACAACAGTTAAAACAAAAAGCTATTGTGTTTGCACCATTAATGGGTATATATAATACATGGCCAAATGAAATTAAAAAATGGACACCTGAATTAACATATGACATTATTCATGGTCCAAACAAAAAAAATGTTTTTAAAAAATCTAAAGCAGATATACTCTTAATAAATTATGATGGACTAAAATGGTTTATGAATGAAATTGTAAATAATAAACCACGAACTACAGTATTAGTTCATAATAATTCAAAAGTAAAAAGAATTGAAAATTCCTGGGTGAAACGTATTTTAATTTTAGATGAATCATCAATGATTAAATCTCCAACTACTCTTAGATTTAAACTACTTAAGAAAATGATGCCATTATGGAGTAACTATAGATTTTGTTTATCTGCTACACCTTCACCAAATGGATATTTTAATTTATGGTCACAGTATTATATACTTGATAAAGGTGAAAGATTATATTCTGTTTATTATAAATTCCGTAATAAATTTTTTCATTATAGTGGTCCACCATTATATAAAACCACTCTTCGTATAGGAGGATATGAAAAAATACGGGATTTAATAAAACCAATAACTTATAGATTAGATGCTAAAGATTATTTAAAAATGCCAAATGTTATTTATAATGATATTCTTTTAACATTACCTGAACAATTAACAAAAAAATATAAAGAATTTGAAGATAACTTTTTTCTTGAATTTACTGGTGCGGAAGCTACTGCTTTTAATGCAGCAGCTCTTTCTATGAAATTGCGGCAGTTTATTCAAGGAGCAGTTTATACTGATGCAAAAGATGGAAATTTTTATCCTTTACATCAAATTAAAATAAATGCTCTTAAAGAATTGTTAGAAACATCTGTAGATCAACCAATCTTATGTCCAATACAATTTAAATTTGAATTAAGAATGATACATGAATTTATTGATAAATCAATTCCATGTATAGTAGGAAAAACATCTGTTAAAGATGCTAATAAATATATAACAGCATGGAATGAAAGTAAACTTCCATTATTATTATGTCATCCTGCTAGTTTAGGGCATAGTGTTAATTTACAAGCTGGTGGACATGTAATGTTATGGTTTGGATTAACATGGAGTTTAGAACACTATCAACAATTAAATGGTAGGTTAAATAGACAAGGACAAAAAAGTAAAAGTGTTATTATTAATCATTTGATTATGAAAGATACTGTTGATGAAAGAGTAGTTAAAGTATTAAAGGATAAAAATGCTTCTCAATCTAAATTATTAAATGCTTTAAAAAGATAGTTACCCTATTAATACTTGTATTTTATAATGTTCTGGTAATGTAAATGGTGTATAACTTTTGTCTTGAGGATCAATAAGAAAGAATTTTGTTTGTGTACAGAATCCATTAAGAGCATGAGCATATTGTTTATTTCCTTTGGGATAAGATACCCATATTATAAATGTAGCAACTCTACCAGTTTCTATTGTAGAATGCCAAATTCCCATTCCAAAGAAAGCAAAATCTTCACAATCAAAATCAGGAAAAATATATTTTTGAACAGTAGCTACATGATTTTTTTGCCAAGCTTTAATTAATGTTTCTGCATTTGCAGGATAAGTTTTAGCATCTCCAAAATATTGATGTAAAGCAGGACGACCTATTAACCATTGAATATCATTTACAGATAATTTTTCTTCTATACTTACTTGTTTAATTATTTTTTTCTGGTTCCACCATGAAGACCACCAAGAAGATGGTGGAATAGTATAACCATATTCATTTAATATTTCATTGCCTGCCGGGAATTGATCAACCTCAAACCATTCTTCATCACCGAAAGTAATAAAACGATTTACTCTTTTGAATGTATTTTGTATTATCATGTTATACTATTCCTTTTTTATTATGGTGTAATTATCCAAGGTATTAAACCATTAGGTTTATCAGCACAAAGTACAAAATTATGAAAAGGTTTATCTGGGAATTCTCCTGCAGGAGGACTTACTTCAGCAATAGATTTTGCATAGAAATCACTAAAGAATCCTCCGGCTTTTATTTCTGCATTTACAGTGCTGAACCCAAACTCAGTTGTGGTTGTATCTACTCCGCCTTCTTCTTCTGCCGGGATTACAGTAATATTTTCACCTATTTTCTGTTCTTTATATCCAAATTCTATCATTCCTATTCCAAGCTCTGCTTTTGCCTCATAATTCATACCACAGTACATGCCAGAGTCTCCAGGAGAAGTATTTGATTCATAATTTTGTATTCCAAAAACAGCAAATTTACTTCCTGCTGCCACTGCACAACATTTTTTTCCATCTATATTAACATAAGTTCCTGACCCTTTTTCAGTATATTTTATGGTCGGTACACCAAAAGATGAAATTCCAGTTATTTTCGTATTTGCTTGGCCTGCAAATGTATGAGCAAATTCAATTTCATCTACATGAGTTGCTCTTAATTTTGCAGAATATGTATCTTCAGTATAACTATTATAATCTGTAGCGCCAACCCCGGAAAAACGAACATTCTGAAATAGACTACCTTGTTCTACAATAACACTAGTTTCAATTTTTTGGCCATAAACTATCTGAAATCCAAAAAACATTATAAACAATATTAATCCTAAGTATTTTTTCATTCTATACCTCCTTTATTAAATAGACTACTCCTAAGAGTAGTCTATTTTTATTTCTATTTCTCAAGCAAAATTTTTAATTGTTTTGATCTCTCATTTTCTTTTATTAGAGCTTCTTTAACTTCTTCATCATTCATAGTTCTAATTTTAGTAAGTCTCTCAGATAAAGTTACAATCTGTGTAATAATTGTATCTGCTAATATAAGTAGTTCTGGTGTTATCATAATTTAATTCTCCTTTTTAAAAATTTTAGGTAATTCCCTATAAAGATCAAATCGTAAATCTTGAAATTCTTTTTGATCTATTTTAAGTGGATCAATTTCTAATTGTACAGCTTCATTCATTTTTTCAAGAATATTTAAAGCTCTAATAACTTTTGGATTTACAACTGCTTTAAGATACTCTTGTTCTTCTAATGGAACAGTTTCATAATATTGATAATAACTAGTTACCATATCATTAAAACTAGTTTGTGTTATAAGAAAATTCTTTTTAACTCCCATAGAACAACTAAT